GGTGGCTTCGCCACGGAGTCCTTTGACACCGGCTCGGTGTTTTTATCCTGCGAGTTTGTAGTCACCGCGGGACCCTTTGCCAAGCGCAAGATGTGGTCCAACATCGGGTTGCATTCGCGCAAGGGACCGGCCTGGGGCCAGATGGGACGCAGTTTTATCCGCGCAGCGCTCAACAGCGCAAGCGGCATCCTCCCGCAGGACAACTCGCCACAAGCCGCTAGTGCACGCCGCATCGCCAGCTTCGCGGATCTTGACGGTATCGAGTTCATCGCACGCGTGGATGTAGAAAAGGATGGCAAGGGCGAGGATCGTAATGTCGTAAAAATCGCAATCGAACCCGATCATAAAGATTACGCCGCACTGCGCAGCGGCAACTCCGGCGCAACAATGCAAGCGCCTGCCGCTCCTGCAACGCCCGCGCGTGCAGCTCAGCCTCCTGTCACAGGCAAACCCTCGTGGGCCCAGTGATGAGAGGCGGCCATGAAATGCTGGATTTGTTCAAGGCAGTCAAGGGGACTGCGTCACGCCGATCTTCGGCACCGACCCTCGGACCCCCGTCACTACCCCTCCGACTGGGTGTTTTGCTCACGACGCTGCCAGGACGCATTCCACCTTCTCTATGGAAACTGGACGCGTGCGGCGCAGAGCGATCTGCCCATGGAGGCGACCGTGGTTGACGCAACACCTCTGGAACAAAGTGCGATGCGCCTGTGCCTCAAATTCTTCGGTGAGGCGGCAAGCGCCATAGGTTTCGATAAGCCCCTGGGGGCTTACACCGAGGCCCAAGCGCTGTCGGTGATCGAGGCAATCGTATCCGCCTATGTCGAGGAGATGGCCGCGCACCACGAGCGTAGCAAATATCCACCGGTGCGCCTAACAGGTGCAAAAGCGGTTAGTGACCCGATTCGCGCGCCGGTACCCGCCAGCACCTCAAGTCCGCTTGCGGACATGAAGGACGACCTGCCTTGGGAGGCAAAGAAATGATTGATTTCAACTCATCGGCCAATCTGTCTGGCCGACTGCAAGAACTGTTTGACCGAGCGCTCGAAGCCGAGCGAGACACCACACCTGCACGTGACTACCTCGGTGCCTCGCGGCTCGGTGCCTCTTGCGAGCGTCAGCTGCAGTACGAATACGCCAAAGCACCTGTGGACCATGGCAAGGGGTTCTCAGGTCGAATCCTACGCATCTTCGAGCGCGGTCACCGCGCAGAAGACATGGTCATCCGCTGGTTGCGTATGGCGGGCTTTAATCTGAAGACCGAAGATGCCAACGGCCACCAGTTCGGTTTTTCTGTGGCCAACGGTCGCCTGCGCGGACACGTCGATGGCGTGCTGACAGCGGGGCCTGAGGGCTTTGCTTATCCTGCACTTTGGGAGAACAAATGCTTAGGCACCAAGTCCTGGCGCGATGTCGAAAAGCACAAGCTCGCGGTATCGAAGCCAGTTTACGCAGCGCAGATCGCGCTTTACCAAAGCTATTTGCAATTGCATGAACATCCCGCGCTCTTTACCGCGGTCAACGCTGACACGATGGAAATCTATGCCGAGTTAATCCCGTTTGACGCTGGACTCGCTCAGCGGATGTCGGACCGTGCCGCACGCGTGATCGGTGCAAGCGAGGCAGGCGAGCTGCTGCCCCGGTCATTTGCCGACCCGAGTCATTTTGAGTGCAAGTTCTGCTCGTGGTCAGACCGTTGCTGGAAGACCAGACCATGAACAACCTTCCAGATGCAAACAACTCTATGACTGATCAAACAGCTGTGGATCCGCTGGACTTCAACGCGGATGTTGCACCAATCCCAGCCGATCGCGACAGCGAGCGCGAAGCAATCAAGTCTGCGCTGATCGCGCGCCTGGAATCGGTGCTGTTCACGCTCTTCCCAGCCGGCAAGGTAAAGCGAGGGGCGTTTCATATCGGTGACGTATTGGGTAGCCCCGGCGATAGCCTTGAGGTCGTGCTCAAGGGCGAGAAGGCGGGCCTGTGGACCGATCGAGCAAGCGGCGATGGGGGCGATATTTTTTCCCTGATCGCAGCGCACCACGGCATTGATGTGCGAAACGACTTCTCGCGCTTGCTCACCTTCTGTGGCGAGCTGACGGGGCGCGCTCAGGCAATGCCCTTGCCCACCCGGCGGACAAAGCCGCCGTCGCCTGTGGACGAACTGGGGCCCGCGACCGCCAAGTGGGATTACCTGGACGCCTCGGGCAGCCTCATCGCCGTGGTCTACCGCTACGATCCACCCGGCGAGCGCAAGCAGTTCCGGCCCTGGGATGCGAAGCGGCGCAAGGTGGCACCACCCGATCCGCGCCCGCTCTACAACCAACAAGGGATGGTGCAAGCCGCTGCGGTGGTGCTGGTCGAGGGAGAGAAGAGCGCGCAAGCTCTGATTGACTTTGGGGTATGCGCCACCACCGCGATGCATGGTGCCAACGCACCCGTGGATAAAACCGACTGGTCGCCGCTCAAGGGTAAGTCGATCCTGATCTGGCCTGATCGCGATAAGCCTGGCTGGAGCTATGCCAACGCAGCATCTCAAGCCATTCTTGCCGCCGGCGCAGTCTCGTGCGCCATCCTCTACCCGCCCGAAGATAAACCTGAGGGCTGGGATGCAGCTGATGCATTGGCCGAGAGGTTTGACGTTGCCCAGTTCATCGCGCAGGGTCCGCGCATGCACATGCAGCTGCCCGGGGACGCACCGGATGAAAATCCTGCCGATGTCGGGGAGGCAGAGCCGACGCGCGAAGCCATCTGGGGCAGCGAAGACGCGCTGGCGCTCAGCTTCACCCGCCGCTACCGGCACGACTGGCGCTTTGTTGCCGCCTGGGGCAAGTGGCTGATGTGGGACGGCCAGCGCTGGCGCACCGAGGATACGCTGGGGGCGATCGACCTGGTGCGCAACGTCTGCCGCCACGCAGCGCTCAAAGCGGCCAGCCCTAAAACAGCAGTCAAGCTCGCTGCAGCCAGCACCATGAGCGGGGTCGAGCGCTTGGCACGCGCTGACCGCCGTCACGCCGGTACCGCCGACGAGTGGGACGCGGACATCTGGCTCTTGAACACGCCGGGCGGCGTGGTCGATCTGCGCACCGGTCGGATGCGTGCCCACGAACGCACCGACCGCATGACCAAGATCAGCACTGCCGTCCCCAGAGGCGAGTGTCCCACGTGGCGCACGTTCCTGTCGGACGTGACTGGCAGCGACGCTGAACTGATGGACTACCTCCAGCGTATGGTCGGCTACTGCCTGACCGGGGTCACCAGTGAGCACGCCTTGTTCTTTCTCTACGGCACTGGTGCGAACGGCAAGTCGGTGTTTGTGACCACCATTGCCACCATCCTCGGCGATTACGCAGCTAACGCACCTATGGACACTTTTATGGAAACACGCTCAGACAGACACCCTACCGACCTGGCAGGCCTGCGCGGTGCACGCTTCGTGGCCTCGATCGAGACCGAGCAAGGACGGCGCTGGAACGAATCGAAGATCAAGACCATCACGGGCGGCGACAAAGTGTCAGCGCGTTTCATGCGCCAGGACTTCTTTGACTTCTTCCCGCAGTTCAAGCTGCTCGTCGCTGGCAACCACAAGCCCTCGATTCGCAACGTCGATGAGGCGATGAAGCGCCGCCTGCACATGATTCCGTTCACCGTGACCATCCCGCCAGAAAAGCGCGATGGCAAGTTGACCGAGAAGTTGCTCGCCGAGCGCGACGGCATTCTTGCCTGGGCGCTCGAGGGGTGCTTGTTGTGGCAGCGCTCAGGGTTGCGTCGCCCGCAAAGCGTGTTGGACGCCACCGACGAATATTTCGAGGCCGAGGACGCGATGGGTCGCTGGCTTGAGGAGCGCTGCGTGTGCACGCCCAATGCCAAAGCGTTGAGTTTTGAACTCTTCGCTGACTGGAAACAGTGGGCCGAGTCGAACGGGGAATTCTTGGGTTCTATGCGTCGCTTTACTGACGCCTTGATCACGCGCCGGTTCGCAAAATGGCGCGCTCACGGTGGCATGCGTGGTTTTGCAGGCATCGGTCTCAAAGAGCCGACCAACATACCAAGCGCAGCCCACCCCTACAACGACAATTGAGGACTGACCATGACGCTAAACCCTTATTTCTTAAGGCCTGTGACACAGATGACACAGAGTGTCGGACAAGGAATGGAAATACCAATCCAACGGCAAATATCCGCTTGGGTGACGCAGATGACACCACACAACGTTAACCTCTCACGCGAGGGCGCATACGCAGGTTACGGAGACTTACGACATGCTGCGTCATCTGTGTCACCCGCTAAATTTGCGGGGCCAGAATTTGCGGTCCATACTGGCGGCCGATTAAGCCTGTTAGCACTCGATCTGGGCACGACCACGGGCTGGGCACTGCGCGCACCCGGCACCCCGATCACCCACGGCTTCGTGAGTTTCAAGTCCCAACGCTTTGAGGGCGGCGGGATGCGCTACCTGCGCTTTCGTCGCTGGCTCACCGAACTGAAGGCCACCGTCGCGGCACCGCAGGGCCTTGGTGCCGTTTATTTCGAGGAGGTACGCCGACACGTGGGCGTGGATGCCGCGCACGTCTACGGCGGGCTCATGGCCACGCTTACCAGTTGGTGTGAGCACCACAATATCCCGTACCAGGGGGTGCCAGTGGGCACGATCAAGAAACACGCAACCGGTCGTGGCAATGCCAGTAAAGGCGAGGTGATTGCCGCGATGCGCGCGTTTGGTCACGCCGTCACTGATGACAACGAGGCCGATGCGCTGGCACTGCTTCACTGGGCCATGGACACGCAGGAGCTCTGAGATGAAAACGCCCCAAAATCCTTATCGCTGCATCCTTGGGCGCGTGCAGCCTGAGGTCACGGACCTTGATGCCATCAAGCGCAACGGCTGGCAGGGCCAGCACATTCTGGTGATTGCTGAGCACGATGAAAGAATCGATCTATTCGAGCGTGAAATCATCCGACGCATCGGCGATCGGCTCTACGGCAGTCGCACCTCTGGAGGGCGTCATGGCTGAAGCACCCAATGAAATCGTTGTAAGTCGCTTGATTGAGGCGGCGCACACCGCGCGTCGCTTGCCTCCTGTTCGGGTCCAGGGTTACTTCAACGTCTGGCCGGAGTTTGTACGCACGCCCTACGAGCGCTTGGCAAATGATGAGGGACCCACGTTACGCTTTGTGCCAACCCCTGCAAACATCGAAAGGATGCTCGAAGTGATCGGTTGGATGCAGTGGCTTGAGCTCGAGCAGCGGCATCTGGTGTGGATGCGTGCTGAGCGCTATCGGTGGGAGGACATCAGCAAACGCTTCGGCTGTTGCACTCGCACCGCACAGCGACGCTGGAACGGTGCCCTTTGCGTCATTCAAAGCAATTTATTTGCGAGGTAATTACTAACCGGTTCGTAGCTGTGCGAACTGCTTTGTACCCTTGTGTATTAACAACAAAAGCAACCCTGTTTTTAGGTGTCGCGTTTTACCGAAAATTCACGTATATTTTGTCTATGGTTGCGAGACGTGTGTCTTGCAACACCACCGAATTCCTGACCCGCCCTGAGCCCCGCTCTTGGCGGGTTTTTACATTACAGGATCCTGATGTCACCTCTGCAAATCCAGTATCGGCACATCAACTTGCTGATCCCCTACGCACGCAATGCCAAGCAACACTCGGACGCTCACGTGGCGCAGATCGCAGCCAGTATCGCCGAGTTTGGCTGGGGCTCACCAATCCTGGTTGACGGACAAAATAACGTCATCGCCGGACACGGCAGATTGCTCGCTGCGCGCAAGCTAGGTATGGGTGAGGTGCCCGTAGTTACGATGGAACACCTGACTGACATTCAGCGCAAAGCACTGATCCTCGCCGACAACAAGATCGGTGAAAACGCCTCATGGGATGACGAACTGTTGGGCCTCGAGCTCGCCGAGTTGCAAGACTCTGGGTTTGACCTCGCGCTCACAGGCTTTACCGAAGATGAGTGGGATGCACTGATCGCAGGCGACGAAGGCACCGAGGGTCTGACAGATGAAGATGCGGTCCCCGAGGTTACTGAAAATCCGGTGTCGCAACCAGGTGATATATGGTTGCTCGGTGAGCACAAGATTCTTTGTGGCGATGCCACGAAAGCCGAAGACTACAAGGCACTGCTCGGTGATGAACTCGCCGACATGACAGTGACCGACCCGCCCTACAACGTGAACTATGCCAACACGGCCAAAGACAAGATGCGCGGCACCAACCGCCCGATTTTGAACGACAACATGGGTGACGGCTTTGCAGGCTTCTTGCTGCTCGCCTGCCAGAACATTCTGGACGTCACCAAGGGTGCGGTCTACATCGCCATGAGCTCGTCCGAGCTCGACACGTTGCAGTCTGCGTTTCGCGCAGCTGGTGGTAAGTGGTCAACGTTTGTCATCTGGGCCAAGAACACCTTTACCATGGGACGCGCCGATTACCAGCGCCAGTACGAACCCATCCTCTACGGCTGGAAGGACGGCGCGCAGCACTACTGGTGCGGGGCCCGCGACCAAGGCGATGTGTGGCAGATCAAGAAGCCGCACAAGAATGATCTTCATCCAACCATGAAGCCCGTGGAACTGATGGAGCGTGCGGTGCGCAACAGTAGCAAGACGCGCGACATCGTGCTGGATCCCTTTGGTGGCTCTGGCACCACGCTCATTGCCTGTGAGAAATCAGGTAGACGCGCTCGGCTGATTGAACTCGATCCTAAGTATGTGGATGTGATCGTCAAGCGCTGGCAAGACTTCACAGGAAAAGAAGCACAACGCGCCAGTGACGGCGCGAAGCTCCTGAAACTAACCGATACGGATCAGGTCACTACTTTGTAGACTCGCTCTGCTCCCGTCGCTTTTGTAGATGTGATCTCCAAGCTAAGTTTTTTCTGGAAAGTGCCGGCAAACGTGCCACGAACCGTGTGTGGCTGCCAGCCAGTTGCCTCACAGATCTGTGCGATCGTCGCCCCCTCGGGACGCCTGAGCATCGCGATGACCTGCGCCTGTTTGCTGTTATCGCGAGTGCGCAATACTTTAGCTGTCTCATCTGTTGAGACACTCATGGTCTTGATTACGGCGTCAAGCGCCTGCAGGGTGACTGCGCCTTTGCGTGGCACACCAAGCGCCTCATAGCCTGCTTCGCTGATGAACCAGTTGTTACGTTTGCTCGCAATCAGTCCGCGATTGGCAAGGCCATCGATGACCTTCTGACGGGCACCACCTTTGATAGTGTCCGGAAACCAGTCGATCTTACCTTCGGTGTGCTCGTGCGCATGGGTCAGTACTGCTAACTGAGTAATGGTGAGTTGGATAGTCATTGCGATGTCCTGATTGAAATTGATAACAGTTGTGCGGCGCGTCTGCCTTAGTTCTCGTCGCTGATCTCAAAGCTACCGGGACCGTTACCCTCGTCATCAGACAAAAGTACCAACGACTTTGACTTCCCGTTGGGCAGTTTGATGATGAAACCGATGAACTCCATGTCGTAGGAGTCGTCTGTTGGCCCCGACCGAGTAAGGGCTGTGATCTTTCCACCGATCAATGGTCTGAGTTGTTCAAGATAGAAGTCTGCTTGTGATTTCATTTCATACGCTCCGTTGGTTGATGGTGTTCATGTGAACGGTTGTATGAACGCTTCATTTCGTCACGAAGCCAAGTCTTTTCTGATCTTTGTTACTCATTCTGTTTAATCGTTGATTCATGCCAATAAGTGCACCAACACCGTGTCGTCACCCCTCTTGTCACGCCCTGCTCCGCTCTCCTGGTTATTGCAGCGAGCACCGTGTTGCAGCGCACCGTGACTATGGCAGCGCACGTCGTGGCTTTGACACTGAATTGGGCTTCTATCAGTCGCCTCGCTGGCGTGCGGTGCGTGCCGCATTTCTGCGTGAGCATCCCGTTTGCAGGGCATGTGAGGCGTTGGGTTGCGTAGTACCGGCAGTAGTGGCGGATCACGTCCAACCTCTCAAGCAGCAAGGCTCACGATTTGATTGGTCAAATCTCCAGCCGTTGTGCGTGTCGTGCCACAACCGCAAGACCGCGCGCGAGACAGCAGCCAAGCGCTACACCCCCTAGGGGGTCTAAATCTCTACAGTCTGAAAGTAGTGAGGCGTGGCCTTAATCAAATTTTTGCGCGTGCAAAATGAAGATAGGGGGGGGTGCACTATGCAAGTTGGGCCCCCTGCCAAAAAGTGAGCCTTTGATGCAGAAATCAACTCTGATTATCCAATGCCTACTCAGCTCAGCCGCGGGCACGAGCCTGGCTGCGCGCAAACTAATACTGGAGTCAAACTGAATGGCCGGACGTAAGCCTTTGCCCACTGCGGTCAAGAAGATTAAGGGAACGCTGCAGAAGTGCCGCACCAATAATCACGAGCCGCAACCTCAGGGGGATTTGGTCGAGCCTCCCGAGTACATGGCCGAGGGCGCCAAACAGGCGTGGCGCTACGCCATTGAGAGTGCGCCGGCGCACCTGTTGCGTCGTCTGGATATGTCGGTGCTGGAGGTCTGGTCGTGTGCCGCGGATCTGTATCGCAAGGCGCAGGCGGGGATTACCAAGACCGGACTGCTGGTCAAGGCACCGAACACCGGGGTCCCAATGCAGTCGCCCTACTTAGCGATTGCCAACAAGCAGGCCCAGATCATGACCAAAGCTGCGACTGAGATGGGTTTCACTCCCGCGTCGCGTTCGCGCATCACGCTGCCCCTGGAGGCAGCCGATGATCTGGATCCTTGGGCTGACATTGCGGGTTGATTGTGGCTCGTGATTACGCCAGCGTCGCCCGTCTATATGCCCGAGGTGTTGTGGCCGGCAAGATGCCGACCTGCAAATGGGTGCTCGCTGCGTGCCAGCGTCAACTCGATGACCTGAACCGGTTTAAAGGCAAGGATAGTCCGTATCGCTTCAATCCGAAGTTGACCGATAAGTTGGGCCGCAGTTTTTACCCGGCCGATAATCTGTGCGCTTTCATTGAGCGACTGCCCCACGTTAAAGGGCCTCTCGCAGGAGAGTTGATCAAACTAGAACCCTGGCAGGTATTTATCCTGACCACCGTGTTCGGCTGGGTCAAACCGGATGGCAAACGCAGGTTTCGCAGATCCTATATTGAGGTGCCGCGTGGTAACGCCAAGTCAACCTTGTCCTCAGCGCTCGCGCTATACATGCTTGCTGCAGATCGCGAAGGTGGCGCGGAGGTCTATTCCTTGGCCACCACGCGTGACCAGGCGCGCATCGTCTTTGGTGATGCGCAGACTATGGCACGCAGAAGCCCGGGGTTTCGCAATCGCTTTAACGTAAATGTCGGTGCGCACAACATGAACGTGCTGGCCTCGGGTTCTAAGTTTGAGGCACTCTCGGCCGAAGGATCAACGCTCGATGGTTTGAACATTCACTTTGGTTGCGTCGACGAGTTGCATGCGCACAAAACGCGTACGGTCTACGACGTAGTAGAGACCGGTACCGGCAAACGTGACAATTCGCTTTTGTGGGTGATCACAACAGCGGGCTCGAATCGGTCTGGCATTTGTTATGAAGTGCGCAGCTTTGTGACCAAGCTGCTCAATGGAGTGTTTGAAGATGACAGTCAGTTCGGAATTATCTACGGGCTTGACGATGGTGATGACTGGACCAGTGTACAGTCGCTCATCAAAG